CCTACCAGCGTCGTTAGCCGGTCTAAAAAACGCGGGCCCGGGCCGACGACGACGGCCGCCGGCCGCCGGCCGCGCGTGATTTCTCTACAGTTGTCCGTCACTGTGAGCTGCGTCACAGCGTCGGGGGTTGGCGGCGCGGCCGCGACCTATCACCGCGGCGCCGGCGCGCGTTACAACTGCACAGTTATCCGCGTGACCTGCGTCACTATCGGTACAGCGACCACGCGCCGGCGATCACCAGCAGCCACACGACCGCGCTCACCAGCAGCACCAGCAGGCCACCCGACGTGCACGCCGCCGGCCCGGTCGTCGTCCGGCTCGGCGTGCTCGACCAGCCACCAGCGCCAGTCGTCGTCGTCGCTCACCCGGTCGGCCGGCCGAGATCCTCGGGCGCCGGCGCCGGCACGGTCTGCTGATAGCCGGCCGCCTTGCACAGCGGCGCCAGCCCGGACAGGTCGAGCGCGGCGTACTGCGCGCAGACCGACCGGACCGCGGCCGGGTCGATCGCCGGCGGCGCCGGCTCGGCCCGCCACCAGTAGAGCGCCGGGCCCACGGTCAGTGCCAGCACGGCGAGCACCAGCCCGGCCAGCGCCAGCCACCCGACCTGCACCGTGATGGTCCGCCGCCTGGTCACCATCGGCGCGACGGTACGGCAGCGGCCCGGCGTTGCTCCCACAGCTGCACGCCGCGCGCGGTGTTGCACGGCCGGCACGCCGGCACCAGGTTGTCGAGCGTGTCCGGGCCGCCTTCCACCCGGGCGATGGGCCAGTGATCGGCCGTCGTGGCTGGCCGGCCGCACCAGCGACACGGCGTGTAGCCGAGCGCGTCGTCGTGATCGCGGGCGAGCACCGCGGCCGTGAGCCGCTGCGCACGCCGGCCGCCCCACGCCGGCCGCTGGTCAGTCATGCGTGATGGTCCGGTCGCTCGTGCTTGCCCGGCCGCCGGCGGCGTAGCCGGCGCAGCCGGCGCACCAGGGCGAGCGCGCCGAGCTTGACCAGTAGCGCGGTGAGCCGCTCCACACGTCACGTCACCAGCCGTTGACGATGGCCGGGAACAGCACCGGCCGTTGCTCATCATCGGCGGCCAGCGCGTCGACCAGCGCGTCGGCGAGCCGGTCCGCGGCCGCCATCGTGAGCACCAGCTCTAGCGCCGGGCCGAGCCACACGCGGACCAGCTCGACGCGCTCGCCGCCGTCGACCGGGCCGCCGCGGTCGACCTCGGCCGCGATCGCCTCGGTGTGCTCGGCCGGCAGGCTCACGGTGATCGGTTGCATGATGCTGGCCTATCACCCGGTACCGACATCACCACGGCGACGGCGCGGCAGCGACGGCCGGCTGGACGGGTAGGCCGCGCTCGGCGCGCCAGGTGTTCGCCTCGTCTCGTTCGCGCAGGCAGATCGCGCACTCGTCATAGGGCGACACGGCCGCGTGCCGGCCGTCTGGTGCGTCGGGCCGATCGTGGCGCCAGCACCACGGGCCCGGGAACGGCAGCGGATTACCGGCCGCCGATTCGGCGCGTAACCGCTGGACGTAGGCCGGCGACGCGGCGTTCGCTCGGCGCGTGTCAACGATCTTGCGTTGCGCCGCGGCCGCGGCCGCCGGCGTCGGCGGCGCGTCGGTGTTGTACCGGGACCAGTAGGCGTAGATCACGCCCGGTGTTTTCGCCTCGGGATCGCGCGCGGCGTTTTCCGCGGCCCGAACCAGCTGCATGAAATCGTAGTGATCCGGTAGGTGATCGACCGCACGACTAAGCGCGTTAGCGGTCCAGTCCTGCCGGATCAGCCCGATCCGTTGCGCCAGATATTTCAGTTGCACGGGGTCGAGATTCATTGTGTCCCTATCGTTGTCGGTTGAATCCGCGCGCGCGCGTTACCTAACTGGTTACTAGTCGTAGGTCGGCCAACGGTGTCGTTGCTGATCTCTCGGCCGAAGGCCGAGATCAGCCGTTGGCCTCCGGCCAACCAAAGGCACAGCCACGGCCGGCGGCCGGGCCGAGCACCCCCGGCCGGTCGCCGGTAGCGCATGACTCGATAACCGTTGCACCGCAACGGTTTCGAGCACGCGTGACAACCAGCGCGGCCGCGCCGGTCGTGTCTAGGTCGGGGGTTGCGCCGAGCGGCGCCGCGGGGAATCTGTCAGATCACGTCGTGTCCTTCCGGTCAAGCGACCGGGGCGCCCGTATGGTTGAGCGCAGCGACCGCACATCCTGAGTGCGGAAGCGCTGGTGGCGGGCGGCTAACCCAAGACCAGCACTAGGGCCCGACGCTACGGCGCATGCGTGACGATTCCGCGGTAACACGCCGAGCGGTCGGGCCCTTAGTTTGATCATCTGGCGACCAGCAGCCCGACCAGCAGCCCGGCGGCGGCGCCGGCCAGGATCGCGGCAGCGAACGCGGCGAGCTGGCGCATGGTGAGTTGCACGGCTGGTCCCGGGGCGCCGGTGCTGCTGTCTAGCCCGGCTGGTCACGAATCACGAATCACTATGTGAGTGATGGAACTGTTGACGCTAGCCAACTCTCGCCGCGCGAAACACCGTGCCGAACAAGATCACTAGGTGTGAGTAACACGCGTGTGATTCGTGTGCACGGCGTGTGAGCGTTACAGGTCGTCCGGGTGAATCTCGGGCGGCCCTGTGTAGGCCGTTCGTGGTTAACGCCGGCTCACTGGTGGGAGTCGTATGGGAGTGTCGCGGGCAGCCGTTTTGAATGCAAGGTTTTATTGCGTTCACGGGCTACGATTAGGGCTCGCCCATATCGGGCGGCCGCGGCCCGGCTGACACCGGCGCCGCGGCCCGATCAGCAGTCGAGAGGAACGACCGATGACCGACAGCAGCCTAACCGCGGACGACGCGGCCGAGCTAAAGGCATTTCGGGCCCGGGATCGGCGCAACGCCGCCCGGCGGGCCCGTCGTACCCCCGGGGGTGATTACGTGTCACAGCAGCACCGGCAGGCCGCCTACGGGTCGACCTACGCCGCGGCCGGCACCGTGTCGCTGGCGCAGCTCGACCAGGTCGCCGAGCTACACCGGCGCGTGATGGAGCAGGCCGTGATCCGGCTGGTCGAGCAGGATCACTACTCATGGGCGCAGATCGGCGCCGAACTCGGAATCAGCCGGCAGGCCGCACAGCAGCGGTTCGGTCACCTGGTCAAGTCGCGGCGGGCCCGCGGCGGGCAGCCGGCCGGTCTGCGATGACGGCCGCCGAGCTGACCGGCGCCGATCCGGTCTACTGGTTGTGCGAGTTCTGCGGCGCCGACCAGGGCGAGCCGTGCGAGTCGCGGCTCGGCCGGCTGGTGATGGTGCACGCGACCCGGCGCACCGCCGTCGAGCTATGGAAGCGCTACAGCATCGGCGGCCGTCGCGTCGTGCGCCCGGGCCGGGTGACGTGATGACGCCGTGCCCGGATTGCGGGCACCAGCACGCCGGCGTCGAGCTGGCGCAGATATGCGTCGGCTGCCCGTGCCTGTCGGTGCCGGCCATCCTTGGGCCGGTGCGGCGGCCGGCCCGGGTGCAAGCGAACGCGGACGACTACCCCGACGCCGCCGAGCTGCACGCGCGCGACCAGCTGCGCGGCGACTAGGGGATCGCGGCGGCCGGGTCGTCGTCGGGCTGTATCTGGCACGCGTACCGAACGTGGTTCAGTTGCCCGGAGTCGATCTCGGTGACGACGTCGGAATACACGCCGGCGAGCTGGCCGGCGACCAGTGAGTCGGGGTTACCGACGTAGTAGAACCGCCGGCCGGCGACGTTCGCCGCGTAGATTTTCCCGTCGCCGCCGGCGATTTTGAGTAGTTGCATCACGTCGTCATCCTCCGCTAGTTCGTCTGGTTCGGGCGGCCCGGGCTCGGGCGCCGGGTCGGTGCCGGTCGCCGGCAGGGTCGCCGCGATCGCGGCGAGAGTGCTCGCACCGACCGCGATCTCGAAATGCATCTCGTCATAGCCTTCCAGCCAATCGACGGCGCCTTGAACCTCGTTCAAGATCGCGTAAATCTCGCCGACCTGCGCGTCGGTGAACGTGCCGGCCGAGCCGTTCGGGTGGTCGGGTGCGTTGAAATCGAGCGCCGTGCCGGACGCGTGGCAGGACAGCGACGACGGGTTATTCACGTTCTGTTTGTACGTGTACCCCCAGCACCAGCCGCCGACGATGGGCTCGACCCGGGCGTCGAGCTGCGTCACGACGTAGCGCAGCACGGTCGACACGTCGCCGGCCTTGACGCCGCCCGGGAACCAGTCGTTAGACACGACGCCGATCGCGTTTTTGTCCGAGTTCGCCGGCCAACCGTTGTAGCTGGTGCCGCTAGCCATGATCTCGCCGCCATGCTGCCAGCCGGCGCCACGCGTAGAGCCGGGCCGCGGCCCTGGTCCGCGGCCGGCGGCCGGCGGCCCGGTCGTCGTCGTGGGCCGGGAACTCGCCGCGCGGTTCGGTCCGGGTCGGCCGCGGCCAGCCCAGATCGAACACGCCGGGTGCGAACGCGACCGCGTCGGTTTCGTCGTCCATTCGTTAGCCTTCCTGGTGTGAGTGATCTCGCTTGGTATGAACACGGTTTCGTGCGCCGGCTGCACCCGGACGCCGGCGACGACCGGGTCGCCGAGCTGGTCGCCGCCTACGCCGCCGAGCGCGTGCGTCGGGCGCAGCTGCACGCGAACCCGCCGGCCCGGCTCATTCCCGGGCCGGCGCCTCGGCCGTGACGTCGCACGGCTCGCCGCACGCACCGCACCGGATCACGATGCCCGGCGGGTAAACCTCACCCGGTAGCGCGTGCTTGGCGACGCCGTGTTCGTCGCACGCCGGGTTGACGCAGGTAGCAGTCATCACGACCCCCAGATCACGACGTCGACCTGAATAAATGTGTTCGCCACTAGCGTCCCGTTCGTAGAGTTGATCGCGTTAATCCATGCCTGCCCGGCCGGCGCCGCCGGCGAGCGTTGCAACATGATCGGCGACCCGGTGCCGACGTAGGCGACGGCCGCGGCGTTCACGGTCTGAAATGGCAGGGTGAACGTGATCCCGCCGTACTGGTTCGTTGTGTAGCCGCCGGCGAACACTGCCACCCGGAACGGCGCACGCGGGTCGGCCCACTGCGCCAGGGCCTTTATCGCGTCGTCGCCGTCGCGCAGCTGCGCCGTGCCATCGGGCCACGGCGCGCCGTTCGGTTCTGATCCCATCGTGTTTGCTCCCTATTCCGGCGCGGCAGGTGTTCGAACGGTTCGAACACCTGCGGCGGCCGCTGGCAGTCCGACGCCGCGTAGGTCATTCCAGGTGATGCCCGGCTCGACCTGGTCCCACTGCCAGCCGGCGGGTATCTGGTCCCACGGCGCGGCGGCCGCACCCTGCGCGGTCGCCGAGCTGGTCAGCAGCTCCAAGGTCCAGGCGCCGGCGTCGTTGGTCAGCCGGCCGCCTTCCAGATACAGCGGGACGTCGGCCCGGGTCGGCGCCGGCGACCAATCCGGGAGATCGGTCAACATGATCGGCAACCCGATCCGGGTCGTCCCGTCCAGCACGGTCATCACCAGGGCGATCCCGGCGGCGTCCAGCGGCTCGAACGGGTCGACCCGGTAGGTCAGCCCGCGGATACGCCAGCCGCCGGCGGCGAGCCGGCCGAGCACCTGGTCGGCGACGTGCTGCGCGTCGAGCTGCTGCGCCAGCTGCGTGCTGATCTGCACCCGGCGTTGCCCGCTGGCAGCCTCGGCGGCCGCGTCGATCACGGTCACGGTCCGGTCAACCGGTTTCACCGGGTCGGGTGCCTGATCCTTCCAGCCGATCGCCACCCGGGTTGCGGCGTCGGCGACGTCTTGTTCCCACTGCACCGGGTCGAGCAGCACGTCGCACGCCGACACGGTCACGCCGGCGTCGCCGACGACGGGCGCCGGCGCGATCCGGATCACCTGGTCGGCGCCCATCGTGAGCTGCTGTAGCGCCGGCCGCGTGTTGACATCTTCCAGCCGCAGGTACGGGCCGGTCGTGAGCGACGTCGCCGACCAGAGCGCGCCGCCGACCGACTGCGCCAGCTCGGCGAGTAGCCCGGTCGCCGCCTGGTTGTCGACGTCCCGATACGTCACGGTGACGCCGGTGACCGACGCGTCGACCGCGTAGGCCATGCGCTGGCCGGCCGCGGTGAGGATGCGGCCGAACCGCGCCGAGATCGTCTCGACGGCCCACGGCTGCGCGCCGACGTACCGGTTCGCCAGCTCGGCCGTGTCATCCTGCGCGGTGACCTTGACCAGCGTCCCGCCGGCGGCGTCGTCCCACTGCGCGACCAGGTCGGTGATCCGGCCGGTGAACACTTCACCGGCCCGGGTCGCGCCGGCGGCCGGCGCCAGCAGCACCAGGTCGTCGACATACGTCGCGGCCAGCTCATCCCACGTGATCGCCGGGTCGACCTGGTCCCATTGCAACCCGGCCGGGACGTCGTCCCACGACGGGCCGGTCGGGAACACGTCGACCGCGACGCCGAGCCACACGCCGGCCGCCGGCGTGTAGAGCGCCGAATGCACCGACCAGCCGGCGCCGTCCGGCGGGCCGGCGTCCGCGGTTTTCAGCGCGACCTGTTCGGAGCCGGCCCACGGCTGCGTGAACGTCACCGGGTGCACCTGCGCCCGGGCGACCGCTGCTATCGCCGTAGGGAGCCGCACAGCGGCCCCGTAGCGCCACGTTTCGCCGGCCAGGGTACGCGGGACGCCGTCCCATGCCGCCGGGTCGTGAGCGGCCGACAGCGGCGCCGGTGGGAAGATCACCCGGACGCCGCGGCCGGCGTCGAGCGGTTCGATCCGGGCCGAGTGCGTGCCGGTGTGCGCGTAGCTGCTGGACACCCGGACCGGGCCGGCGTTGCTGCTGATCACGCTCGGCGCCGAGCCGGCCGACGACAGCTCGAACCCGGGATCGGCGAAGATCGGCACGGTCGGGTCGGGGTAGATCGTCGCGTCGGCCTGCACCTGCACCCGGGCGCCGATCCGGAGCCGCTGATCGAACCGCACCCCGCCGGGCCGGTCGAGCACGGTGAACACGCACGACGCCGGCGACGGCTGGTCGATCGTGGTTTCCCGTCCCCACGTCACGGTGAGCCCGGTCAACGCGACCGGCTCGGTCGCCGGCTCGCCGGGCCCGCCATCGGCGTAGCGGACGCCGTCGATCAGCAGCACACACGATGGCGGCCAGCTGGTCGGCGCGCTCATAGGATCACCCCGCCGGCGCGGCGGCCGCGGCCGCGCAGAATCGAGCTGATCTGCCGGGCGACGGCGTCCGGGTCGAGCGCGCCGGTCACGTTCACGATGACCGGGGCGCCGACCCCCGACGCGCCGGCGGCCCTGGTCGACGGCGTCGCCAGCGTCCGCGCCAGGCTCGGCGACTGCGCCGCGGCGAAACCGTAGCTGCTGGCGCCGGCCGGCACCGGGATCGACGCGGCCGCCGAGCTGGCGCCGGTGATCTTCCCCCAGAGGTCGGACACGAACGACGCCGCCTTTTGAATCCCGCCGATCACGCCGTTAATCGCCCCCATCACGGAATCGATGATCGATTTAATCCCGTTGAGCGCGGACGCCGCCGCGGACTGGATCGGTCCCCAGATACGTTGGCCGGCAGACATTATCGAGTTAAAAACGCTGCTGATCGCCGACGCCATGCTCGACACAAACGAGCTAATGCCGCTGGTCACGCTGGACACGGTCGAGCTAATCGCGTTCCACGCGGACGACGCCGCCGAGCTAATCGAGTTCCACGCGCCGGTAATCCCGCCGACGATCCCGGACACGGCCGAGCTGATCCCGGCCACGACCGACGACACGACCGAACCGATCGCCGACCAGACCGACGCCGCGGCGTTGCGAATCGCGTTCCACACGCCGGCGATCAGGTTCCCGGCCGCGGACACGGCCGAGCTGATCGCCGAGATCACCGAACCGACCAGTGAGCTAATCGCGTTCCACGCGGTCGACGCCGCCGAGCTGATCGCCGACCAGGCCGCGGTCGCCGCGCCGGCGATCGCTTCCCACATACCCAGAATGAAATTGCGGAACGCTTCACAGTTGTTCCACAGCAGGATGATTCCGGCGATCAGGGCGATCACGGCGATCACCACCAGCAGCACCGGGTTAGCCGCCATCACGGCGTTGAGTGCGCCCATGACGACCGTAAACCCGCTACTGACACCGGACGCGATGCCCTGCACCGCGGCCCATGCCGCCGTAGCGCCGGCGGCGACGGCCATCACGCCGTTGACCAGCAGCACCGCGGCGGCCAGCCCGCCGAGCACCCCGCCGAGCACCAGCACCAGCTCTGAGTTTTGCCCGACCCACTCGGCTACTGATTTCATCACCCCCATCAGCTGCGCGTAGGCCGGTAGCAGCGCCTCGCCGACCGCGGCCGCGGCGTTTTCCGTCGCCGCGGCGTTGCGTTGCGCCGCACCCTCGGCCGTGTCCGATTCCTTGGCGAAGGTGCCGGCCGACTTCGCCGACTGCTCGGTCGCCAGCGCCAACACGGCTTGCGCCTTCGCGGTCGACGCGGCCGAGCCGGTCAGTTTGTCGGTGCCATCGGCCGCCATCTTGGCGTTAACGGCCGTTTGCGAGAGTGCCAGCCCGTACCGCTCGGCCGGGTCGGCCTCGCCGCGCAGCGCCGAGCCAAGCGCGTTCACCGCGTCGGCCGTCGAGCCGCCGAACGTCGCGGCGAGATCGGCGCCCATCGTGATCAGGTCGCCGGTATTGCTGGCCGCGGTCGCCTGGTCAACGCCGAGATTCTGTAGCTGCGCGCCGATCCCGGCCGCCATCTGTTGATATGCGCTGGTGGACAACCCGGCGGCGTCGGCGGCGGCGACGGCCCACTGGTTGATCTGGTCGGCCGAGTCGCCGAACACCGACGCGACGGCGCCGCCGGACTGCTGCGCGGCGCTGGCCGCGTCGAGCGCCGATTTACCGAACGCGGCGACCGCGGCGCCGGCCGCGGCCGCCGGGATCGCCATCGTCCCCATGCCGGACGCGAACCGTTCGCCGGCGCTGGCCGCCTGGTCGATGTCGGCGCCGGCCCGGGCGGCGTCGACCGCGATCCGGACCAGCAGCTCTATCGAGCGCGCCATCGGTCACCCTCTCCTGATCGCCTTCGCCTGCTCGTCCAGCACGTCAACCACGGTCGCCAGCACCGCGTCGGACTCGGCCCGCCACTGCGCCGGCGCGGTCGACGTGGCGACCGCGATCTCAACGATCAGCCGGGAGCGAGTCCCGGCCCGGTAGGGCGCGCGACGTCGTCGCCGCCCGGGTCGGCGACGTTTTCAATCTGCTGCGTCGTCGCCCGGAACACGTCCCACGACACGTCATCGCCGATCACCCCGGTGCGCCGGCTGGCCGCCCATGCCAGGAACGTCAACCAGCGGAACGGCGACGAACCCGGGCCCGGCCAGCGGTGCGTCGCGGCCGTGTCCTCATACAGCAGCAGGTCGGGGTTCAGCGCTTGCACGGTGTAGGGCTCGCCGGCCGCCGGCACCACCCGGATACGCGGGATGGTCAGCCCGGTTTTACTCACCGGGGTATCGAACGGGCCGGCCGGTAGCTCGACGTCGATCGACGTCACCGGTGCCAGCGGTCTAGGTTGCGGGCCCATTACTTGCCTCTCACTTGGGATACGGCCGCGTCGAGCGCGGTGAAATAGATTCCTTCGACGGCCGGCGCCGAGTCGTCCAGCGCCGACGTGAGCGCCAGCGACGGGGTGATCCCGCGCCGGCGCCAACCGAACTCCTGCGGCGGCGCGTAGACCAGCGGCGAGCCGATCTCGACGCCGGCGTCGGTGACCAGCGGGCCGAACGACGCGGCCAGCGCACCGGTTTTCCGGCGGGCCCGGCCGGCGGCCAGCTCGGCGACCCGGGCGCCGGCCGCGGCCGCCGCGTCGTCAAGCTGCTGCACGTCGTCGGCGAGCTGGTGCATGGTCCGGGCGAACGTCGCACCGCCGACCAGCTCAACCCGACCGGTCACGCCGCCGCCGATTTCTTACCCTTGGCCGGCGGCGCCGGCTCGCCGACCAGCGGCGGGTCGATCCGCTGCTGCTGGATCGGCACCCCGGTACGGAACACGCCGGACACAGCGGCGCCGCCGGCGCCGTAGGTATAGGTGACGTCGCCCACGATCGTGAACTCGAAATCGCTGGTGAGCGTGTCGCCGTACTTGTCGGCGCCGAAATCGAGAGGGTCGATCACCAGCGTCCCGGCCGCCATCACGCCGTCCGCTGTGTTCGGCGTGAACGTAAACCCCTGCTGCGTGCCCGGCTCGGCCCACGACAACGCGAACAACCCGGCCGCGCCGGCGTCGGCGTCGACGTCGAGATTCCCGGACAGCTTCGCCGTGTAGGTGATCGACCCGGGAACCTTAGTCCCGCACAGCTTTTGAGTCGCGTCACCCTCGTTTTTGGTCGGACTGATCCGGCAGCCGTTCACCAGGCAACTCACGTCGATCTCGCTCCCGGTCGCGCCGATTTCCAGCGTCCCGGGCCCTAGAACCATGCTCACGATGTTTTCTCCTTCGCGGTCGGTCGTGGTTGTCTCACGCGTTCGGACCAGGTCAGCCGGTACGCCGGCAGCGGCGCCGCCTGGTGCGGAATCAGCAGGTCGGCCGGCTCGGCGCGCACCGCGGCAAACTGTAGCGCCGCGGTGACGTCGTCCAGCAGCTCGCCGAGCGTCACCAGGTCGGTACGTCGGCCGGCGGCGCCGGTCACACACCAGATCGTGAACTCGGCGTCGAAATCGTTGCGGGCGAAGCGCCACCCGATCGCCGGCGGCGGGACGAACACGCACGGCGGGTTGATGTCCCGTTCGTCAAGGGTCGCCCGTATCCCGACCGCCAGCAGCCGGTCGACAACGTCCTGCACCGCGCCGGCGACGTTCACCCGACCCCCGGCAGGGCCCACAGCCCGGTCCGCAACGCCCGGGCGATCTCAGGGTCGAACCGCGACACGTAGGTCACCGATTCGCCGAACGTCTCGACGCCGCCGGGCGAGTTGCGCCGGCGCACCAGCCGGGCCGCCAGCATCACGGCCGCCTGGTATGTCTCGCCGTCCGGCTCATACACGCGCGGCCAGCCGGGCGGCGGCGGATCGGGCGGATTCGGTGCGTCCGGATCGTAGTAGTGCCAGGCATCGGACCGGGCCCTCTCGACCTGCGGCTCGACCGCTGCGGCGCACCTGGTCACCAGGTCGTCGTCGCCCGTATCGGCGCCGGCTAGGCGCAGCTGATCCTTCACGTCAGCCACGCTTAACCAGGCCGGCTCATAGGTTGGCATTGTTACGGCAGCGGCGGGCCGACAGTGACGCTCACAATGCCGAGCGGGTCGTTCACCAGCTCGGCCGAGTAGCCGAACACGCCGACGTCGATCCCGCCGTTTGCCAGGTCGACGGCGCGCACCTTGAACGGATCGCCCCGCGGCGTGTATTGCGTCGCGGCCCGCCGGTCGCCGGCGACGACGGTCGAATCGGTGAGCGCCGGCGACTCGAATATCCGTAGCCCGTTCACGGTGCCGGTCGACCCGGACGGCTGCGCGGCGAGATCGACACTGGACGACGACGCCAGCCACCAGGGCGCGTCGGCCGTCGTGATCGCCAGATAGTCGGCGAAAAGGTCGGACGCCAGCGCGATGAAAGACACCGACGCGCCAACCTTTTTCAATTCCTGCGCGGCGACGGCGACCGCGGCGATCACGTCGGGCGCCGGCGCGGCAACGACGGTCGCCTCGGCGAGAATGAGCGCGCCGATCGCGGCGTCAAGCTTCTTGGCGTAGTCCTGCGACACGAGCCGCAACCACGTGTTAATCACCGATTCGTCGCCGAAATCCATCCAGATACGGTCGAAATCGGCGCCGACCGCGTGCCGGTGCGCCGTGACGTTCACCGGGCCGAATGCGAGCGTGCCATCGGTCGGGATCGGCGCCTTGTTCCCGGCGTAGGGCGAAATCTGCGGGCCGGGCGGAACGCGCTTGAACCCGGTGAGCGTCATCGATGTGAGCGTGCCGGTACTGATCGCGTTCGCCCAATCGAGCTGGACGTATTCCGGCGTCCAGAGCTCGCCGAGCCACTGCGGCGGCGCCGTCGCGGCCGAGCCGGTCGACACCGGCGTCACGTTCGCCAGCGCGGCCGTCAGCGCGGCCGCCGAGCCGTCCGAATCGCGGAACTCGGCGGCGACCTGCGCCGCCATCTGGTCCAGCGTCAGGGTTGCGGTGCGCCGGCGGGCCGCGGTGAGCGCGGCCGGCGCCCGGGCAGCACCCCGGGCAGCCGGCCGGCCGCCGCTCGGCGCCGGGGGGGATGACGCCGGCCGGCTCGCCGGAGGGTCGTTGTCGCCGTCGTCGTCGTCGTCGCGTTCGGCGGCGATCCGGGCGTCGGAAAACGCCGGCAGCGGGACCAGCGCGATCGCCACCAGCTCGGCGGCCAGCAGCTCGCCGTCGTCGTCCAGCTCGACGTCCTCTAGCTCGACCGACATAGCGTCCCGGGTGCCCTCTCGGGCTTCCAACAGCGCCGCGTCGCCGTCCGGGGTGCCGGCGATATGCAGCTCGGCGACCAGCCCGTCGTTCGTCTCGCTGAGCGTTGTCACGTAGCCGACCGGCCGGGTCCGGTCGTGACCGGTGAACACCTTGACCCGGCGCAGATCGGCCGGCCAGCGGACGACGCCGGCCGACGCGCGTACCCGGCCGGCCGACGTGCGCCCGTCCGCGGCGTAGGGCAGGGCGAGACCGCGCAGCGTGCGGTCGGTCGCCGGCGCGCCGGCGGCCGCAGCCTGCACCACTGCGTCGGACGCGACCAGCCGGATACGGCGATGACGGTCGCACGCGATCGCGGCGATCCGTCGCCTGGTTGACGTTGCTGGCATGACTGCTCCCTAGTCTTGGGTCGGGGCGCCGGGTGCCGGCGCGGTAGTCGTTGTGAGACTTGACGTGTCGAACGCCGTGCGCTGCCCGGCCGGAACGACCGGGTCCATTGACAGGGCCGCGGCGATCGCGTCGGTGTAGCTGGACAGGCCGTAATCGAGCCACTGCTGATTTCTCGACTCGGGATTCGAGTAGGCCAGGGTCGAGCCGGTCGGTTCGGCGTCGATCATGGCGCCGGGAATGTTCATATGACGGGCGACGTCGAGCGCCGCAGCCTGCCGGCCGCCGACCAGCAGCTCACCGGAATCGAGCCGGTACTCGTTCACTTCCAGCGCCGAGTTCGTGAACAAGATTCCCTGGTTGTCGGCGAGCGCGCGGCGTGTTTCCGCGACCAGCTCGGCGCGCTCGACCGCGGTGAGCGTGATCTCACTGGTCTGGTGCAGACCGATACGGAACGGCGTGCGGGCAACCTCGGCGGCCGTCGTTTCGAGTGTCGACGCGGCCCGGATCGTGCGCGCACCGAACGACAACACCCCTTCGTGCGGCCCTTGAATCAGGATCACCGCGCCGGCGTCGTACGGCTGCCCGTCCTGGTCGACCAGGTGCCCGTTCTGATCGACCCACCAGCAGTCATACGGCACCCGGACGGCGCGCAGCGGCCGGCCGTTCGCGTCCCGCAACGTGACCAGCCACAAACACCAGCCGGTGAACAGCAGGTCGTCGGCCGTCGCAAGCATCCGTTGAAACGGCGACTGGCCGGTCAGCAGCCCGTACCGCAGCCGGTCGTCGTCGTCCAGGTCGCCGAGTTGCCCGTCGGTGCCGTAGCACCAATACGGCTGGTCCGGGATCGGCTGGTCGCCGCGCAGCACGACTAGCGGGAGTTTGGCGATCGTCGCGCAGATCAGGTGACGCGACCGGGACACGGCCGGTACTTGCATAGCCTCGCCCCGGGTCATGGGCCGGGGGACGGCGTCCGGCCAGATGTCCGGCACGACAACACGTTCTAAGAAATCACCATCGGACCAGGGCGACGCCGGCGCGAACGACTGCACGCTCATCGCCAGCGACGCGGTGCGGCCCAGTCCGAGCCAGCCGCCGCCGATCACCGGGCGCTCACCAGTCGCCGGTCGCGCAGCGCCGCGGCGTCCCGGGCCCGCTGGTTACCGTGCACGGTCGCCGCGTGCCGGTCGGCGACGCCGGCGGCGTCGTCCCGGCTCGCCCGCGGCAGGCCACGCCAAGAACAGTCAGGACACAGCGGCAGGAACGACGCGTACCCGCAATCCACCCGGCTAAACCTCTGCACGGCTCGACCCTTGCACGCACCCCCGACAAAACCAGCATGGTGAATCACAGCCGTGTGATCCCGGCTCGAGCACGCGCAACGATCGGTTGCGCGTTGACCTGGTCAGCCGGCGTATGCCTGCGGCCGGACGGGCGCCGGCGGCCGGTGCCGGTCGCCGTAGAGCGCCAGCGACCCGGCCAGCAGCGGCGACACGTCGATCGTCGGGGTGCGCCGGGACCACACCCAACCGTCGCCCGTCGTGCGCTTGGCGGCCGCCTTCACCGCGGCGTCAAGCTCGGCGTCGCCGCGGTGCCGGATCGTGCGGTCGGTGACGCCGTCGAGCAGCTGCGCGCACGCCGTCGACAACTCCCGCGGCGTCACCGCGCGGACCCAGTCCGGTAGCTCGCCGTCCTTGGCGCGCAGCGCGTCGACCACGGTCGACGCCGGCCCGGTGCCGCCGTCGAGCACCACCGGCGAGCCGTGCGCGTCGTGCAGCTGGCGCAGCCGGCCGGCGACCCACTGCGCGCCGGCGTCGTACTGCACCTGCTCCAAGGTCGGGACGCCGGCGGTATCCGGCCAGCAGGCCACGATAGCGGCGGCCGAACGGTCGACCGCGACGTCGGCGCCGAGCACCGGGGGTAGACCATCGGCGGGTAATCCGTCACGGTGACGGATCGCGGCCCAGTCGAGCGCCGGGATCACCCGTTCTAGCCGCGCCGTCCAGCGGTTCCCGTAGGCCCGGGCGTACTCGCCCGGGCTCAACACGCCGGCCTGGTCGATCAGGAATTGACGGTCGATGGTCCGGCCGATCGCCGGGTGCGCGGCCGCGACGGCGTCGACGTCGGTCGGGTCGACGTCGTCGCCGATGCCCCATTCGAGATAGGTGATCGCCGGGTCGCCGCCGCGGCCGCGCTCGACCAGCGGCCGCAGGAACGTCGATTCGTCGGTGCCGGCCGTCGACACGACGACGATCTGCGCGCCGGGCCGGGTCGCTTGCGTCGGGCCGATCGCTTGCATTAGCTCGGCGCCGCGCACGGCGTCGTGTTTCCAGGCTTCGTCAACGATCACCAGGTCGGATTGCATCGAGTGCAGCGCGTCCTTGGTGGGCGGGAACGGGCGGAACGTCGAGCCGTTCGGGAACACCAGCCGCTCGGTGCCGTTCGATAGCTTGACGTCGATCCGGCCGCGCAGCGGGGCGCCCGGGCCGGTCAGCTCGGCGACCAGCTCGCCCCACTTTTCGCGCGCGTACTGCCCGTTCTGCGCCGTATACCAAACACGCCGGAACGGGCCGCCGAAGAGGCACCGCTCTAGCGCTTCGCACAGCAGCCACGTTGTCTTACCCGCCTGGCGCTGGATCGTCACGGTGACGAACGGCCGGGAGCGGACGCCGGCGCCGTCGTGCTCGTTCAGCAGGTCGGACGCCGTCCGCTGCCACGGCATCAGCTCCCGGCCGAGCACCGCCCGGGACAGCCGGGCGAGCCGCGGGCCGAACGTCGGCCGCGTCGGGTCACGCGGTGTTGCGTACCTCGGCGCCGGTGATGGCGGCGCCGCGGCCGTCGAGAGTGTCATCGCCGGCCGCGATCTCGGCGATCAGTTGCTCGAATGAGTCGTCGGCGACGACGGCCGGGACCAGCTCCCGGTACGCCGCGCGGAACTCGGCCGTGATCATCACGAAACCGCGGTACTGGCGGCCGCCGATCGCCCAGTCGATCCGGTCGGCGAGCGACTGGACAACCAGGGTCAGCACCGGGTCGGCCGCGTCGCCGATCTCGGCGAGCTTCGCGTCGAGTGCCCGGCGCAGCGGGCCGGCCGGCCCGGGCAGCGCGGCGAATAGCGGATCGGTCACGCACAGCACCGCCTTACGGTCTGGTGCGGCCGGCCGCGGGGGGGCGACGGCCGCCCGGCCAGCTTAGAACGCCGGGAGCGTGTCCGGGTCGGCCGGCGCGTGCCCGTTGCTGCTGGCCGCGGCGGCGACCGGCTCACGCGCGACGGCGAACGGCTCGGCCGGCAGGGCGCCGATCTCGACCAGCGCGTCGACCACGTGCTCGGCCGCGGCGCGTGCCTTCGTCAAGTTCGCCATAGCCGGCGGTTCAGAGAACACCAGCGCGGACGCGATCGATCGGACCGCGGAATCTCGGGTTAGGGCCATGCCGTGATGCATATCACGCCGGCCCGACAGCAGCGGCGGCCGAGCGGACGTGCACCGTCGCGGCCCTGACCACCCGGTCGACGTAATCGGGCCGCGGCGGGCAATCCGGCTGCGGCGGGCCGGCCGTCGCCCACGGCGAGCGCCAGCCGCACGCGCATTCGGCGCGCGCACGGTAGTCGGTGTGAGCGACGGTCGCGGTATGCATCCGGGCACCGTAGCGAAAAACCGATTTCTGCACAGTTGTAACGCGCCGGCGGCCGGCGCCAGGATCGGCCGCCGGCGCCCGGGCGCGATCGCCGCCGGCCGGGCCGGATCGCCGCGCGTCCGAACGCGTGTTCGGAAAACGGTCTGCGTCCCGGGGGGAGATTGGCGGAAGG